CCCTTGATAAGAAAAGCCTACTCTCATCATTTAACCAATAATATTTTTCTTTATTCATTATATTTGTTTTTTAAAATAAATCATCTTCTGTTATGCTCTTGCTTTTTTTATTATAATCCACCGATTTCTTATAGAAGAAATCCCCCTCCTTTGTTGATAAAATCTCCACATCAAACCATAACGTCTTCTCAATCTCTGTAAAATCAACCTCAAATACTGGCTTCATTCCAATTCTACTTAATGAGTTGTTAAATCTATTCTGAATGAAATGTTTAATTGTATCTTTTGATAAGAAACTTAATTCACCATTTTCAAATATCCAATCTAGTATTCCACATTCAGCAGCATATGCTTTATGACAAGCAGAAACAATCAATTCCTCAAATTCAGCATCAAACCATTCTGGGTTTTCTTCCTTGATAATATTGATAAGTTCTGAACCAAAATTACCATGAATTTCTTCCTCCTTTGAGGTTGCCTCAACCACATTTGAAATACCCTTGAATAGATTTTTCTCCTTGTTAAAGGACATCATAATTAAAAACTGGCTAAATAAACTCACATGTTCAATAAATAATGAGAACAACAATATAGACTTTGTGTACATTTTATTCTCCTTACTCCTTGTACCATCCAAATATTTTGATAGATAACTAATTCTATTCTTTATGGCAGGGATTTCAATAACTGATTTAAACTCATCTTCTAATCCAAGAATTCGTAATAATTGTGCATAAGCATCCTTGTGTCGAACTTCGCTTTCGGAGAACGTCATACCAACATCACCAATTTCAGTTATTGGCATTCTCTTGTATAAGTCAGCCCAGAATGTTTTGACATTCACCTCAATTTGTGCAATAGCCAACATTGACCTTTTAATAACTTCCCTCTCCTCATTTGATATTTTTGTTTTATAGTCATCAATATCAGTTGTGAAATTAAATTCACTGTGCAACCAGTAAGCATGTCTTATAGCATCCTTATATGCTAATAAAGATGGATATTCATAAGGCAAAATATTTACCCTCTTTTCAAAAATGTTCTTCATATTCCTTTTTTTATTTGGTTAAGATAAATATAAAACCAGAAAATAAAAGTATTCAATTTTAATTATAAAATCAAATTTTTATAAAAAATTATCATTGCTATTTTTCTTAACCAATAACTCCTTAATCCTTTCTTTCTTACGTTCAACTTGTTGTTCTTCAAATCCAAGGAATGTTGCGGTTGTATCTGTATCAATTTCAAGCATTTCATTATCAAACTTGCAATTCTCAAATACTATACCATCTTTTCCAATCCTTGATTTGGTAATGGCAACTGTGGCCAAATTCATCTCCTTTTGCTGAAGACTTTTTGCAATACTAATAATAACGTGTCCAACCTGGGCTTTCTTAATTGAACCCCCCATCTGGTCGTTTGTTACCACATTTGCAGAAATTGAAGACCGATTTCCTTGTGTACCAAGCCATCCAGCAATATTTAACTCATGGCACATTGCCTCAAAATGACGTATAACAGATCCCTCATTTTTCCACTCATCATTACCTTGTCTATCAGGTACAACACAATCAATATAATCCAAAACAACCAAATCAAGTTTAATACCATCAGCAATAACCTTTCTAATTTGATTCTTAATCTGATTCATTGTTAAAGTATCAGATGGCAATTTCTTTAATATTAATTTATTTGTGTGGGTTTCTTTTATATTATTAACAGTTTCTAATACTATTTCTTTGTTATTAGGCAGTTCATCTGGGGATATTTTAGTCCAAAGAGTCAAATGCTTTCTTTGTATAATCTTGGGATTATCCTCAAAGAATATATGCAAAACATTATAGTTATTATTGAAAGCTGTGTTTGCAACCAAGGTCAATAGAGTTGATTTGCCAATACCTGGACCTGCAAATATAATACCAACCTCACCCTTGGCTAAACCCCCCTTTAAGAGAACGTCTATACCCTTCACGCCCATTGGTATGGGGTGTCTATAATCCTCATCTAATACACCAATCAAATCATTGAAAACTTCAAAACCATTTGTTTCTTTAACCCCAACCTGAAGTGCATATCTTAATAATTCTTCAAGTTGGTCATAAGATTCAAAATCACCCTCATTGATAACTTTTTGTGCTCTTTCCAAGACAATCTTAACCTCTTCTTGTTTGCAGAATTTAAGTGCCTTTTCTTGGACAAGTTCAACACCATCAAGTGGTGCTGAACTAATCTTACTTATGGTATCAATAACAATTTTTAAAGCCAATTCTTGTGATATTTCAGACTTTGCAACAACTTCCAATGTTTGAAAGTTGGGGGCAGCATCATATTTCTTATGATACTCCTTAATCATTTGAATGATTAATTTGAAATACTTATTCTCAAAATAAGATATCTTAATAAAGTCCAATATTGCCCTAGCAAATTCCTTATCTAATATAATCTGATTGATTAATTGTAGTTGGAACGTCTGCCCCAAATAATCAAAATTCTTTGACATAAAAAAATTATTAATAGTTAGACAATAAATTCTTTTCTAAATACTCGTGTGTTAAATTTTCACTAATTAAAATGTTTGTTAATTCTTTTAATGTTTCCTTAATAAAATTACGAATATCAACTGTGTATCTTACCTTTGGTGGATAAAGCTTGCCATCAATTATCCTGTGAGAAATAACTTGGTCAGAAATTTTAACATAAATATTAAAAAATTCAGCCTCATCTGTTGATGACGTCTCCATTATTGTGGGGTCATACAAAATATTATCTTTGTTGTCCACCAAATAGCCAATTGATTTCATCTTTAAATACTTCTCCAAATCTTCTGAAAAATACTTAACAAAATCATACAATTCTACCGAATCTTTTGCATCTGGATTAATATTTTTAATGTTTAAAAACCTCTGAACAATAATGTTGTTGTTCAATGTCAATAAAAATTCCACCTTTGTTGTTTCATTCTGTTTCATAAAATGTTGTTTAATTATTAATTTTTTCTTTCTTTTCTACTCAATTTCATAAATGGTCTAACAAAATCAACCCACGCATCATCCCTCTTTGGAAGGAACTTAAAGAACCCATCCTCATTCATTAATTTCATTAAATTCTTATAACTCCTATCTGTTGGGTCAAGTTTATCGTTGCAAATCTCATTAACCATTTCCTTTCCGTTATCAGTTATTAATGGATTTTTTAAATCAATTATTCTACCAATTTTATCAAAAAACTCTTCTCCAGCAAAACCAGATTTGCTAATACCTAACACCAAATTATCCAGAGATTTATTCTTTTTTTCTTCAAGCAAAACTTTTGCTTCATTTAATATTTCATCCAACTGGTAATCTCTCTTCTCAAAATTAGGAAAGAATGTTTTTAATTTCTTTTCCCCAAAATTAGATATCCCATCAATATTATCAGAAGTATCCCCCACAATTACTTTATAAATATAGACATTATTATGGGGTATGTCAATATCCTTGAAATGAATCAAATCCCCATTCTTACTATATGTCTTTGAACTTGGTGAATACACTGTAACATTTTCCCCAATCAATTGAGTTAAATCTTTATCTGCTGAAAAAATAATCATCTTTTCACCTTTAGCTATTTGTGTATAATAAGCAATCAAATCATCAGCCTCATTCTGATTCACCTGGCATTGTCTAACAAAAACTTCTTCAAGATAATCCTTAACTCGTTCCCTCTGATATAAATAAGATTCATACTTATGTTCATCCATTGAAATCTTGCGATTCTCCTTATATTTTGGATATATTTGTTTTCTTATTAATGAGTTCTCATTCCCATCCCAAAATACAACAACCTTATCATGATTATGTTTTTCAAGAAATAACCTAATTGTGTTTAAAAAATGGAAAACCCCACCAATGTGCTTACCATCGGCATAGAATTCTCTTACTCCGTGGAAACCTATTGTAAATAGGTTGTTGCCATCAATTAGTAGGGTTTTCTTCATCTTATTCAAAAATTATAGCGTCTTCTTCATCTTTTTCTGAAAAGGTAATATCACCATCACCAGACAAAATACCATTCCAATATTGGGAATATTCTTTTTTATACTTTTCAATTGCCTCTTTTGTATCTGGCAAATATCCTTGAGGTACGGCTAATATCTTACCATCTTTATATGCAATACCAGTAACGTGGTTTTTCAATATTGAAATCTTTGTTCTAATAGCATAAGAAACTGTTCTGCCGTTCTTTGTTGCTGTTATATGGTTAATGCCTGAATTCTTCTGATTACCAAATAAGAATATTAAAGAAGATGCCAACCAAAGAGCCTCACCACCTTTTGCTTTAATTGTTGGCTGACCAAATGGAGAATCTGGTAATTCAACCCAAGGTTGATTGATAACAACCAAGGTATTATGGTAGGGGTAATCTTCTTTCTTTGATTTTGAAATCCTTGAATGTAAACCCATTCCAACCTTGTCAGCAAGAACAGCAGCATTGTGCATCTTACCCCCCTTTCCATCAAAGGTCATCTTACAAGGTATTGAACCAATACTATCAATCAAAAATAAAACAGAATAAGGTAAATCTCCTTTCTCTTGTGCATCCAAAATTTCATTTATAAATTCTGTCATCTGCTCAATGTAATCAAATGAATCATTAAAAATGAAGTCACCATCCCACTCACCA